TATCTGCTCCGTCGTGAAGGGTTCGCATCCGAAGCCGACTTTATAGCGGCCCGGTCACAGCGATATTTAGACAACTTAAAGGATGCAGTTAAGAGAGCCAAAAAGGAAGCCGCCAAGAAACAATCACAGGTCTTTCACCCCACACAAGGCACAGAAACCTTGAAGGAAATTGTGACCCATGAGATCGGCCATTACGGCCACCGACGCTGGGGGTTTTCCTACAGAAGCGAAGTCCTGAAAGGCAAGAAGGGAAAAGCACACGCACGGGACTTGAGTGAATATGCCCTGGATTCACCCGAAGAACACTTTGCAGAAGCATTTTCAAAGTCCATCTGGGGCGACAGAAGTGAATTAAGCCCTGACGTTCTAAAACTTGTTGACGATGTAATGGACGCCAACATCATGATGCCGGAGTTTGAGTTCGCTCTTGGGATGAGATATGACAAAGCAAAAGGGGGGCTACCATAATGGCATTTTCTGACCAGTGCATTTCTTGTTTTTGGTACATGGGGAACACTGGCACGGCGTTAGTTTGCTTTGCTTACCCAAAGGGCATACCACATGAAATCTTTCACGGAACCACAGACCATCGGACGCCCCAGAGAGGTGACCACGGTCTTCAGTGGCGGGAGAACCCCGAATACATAGCTATATTGAATGAGGTAATGGAACGATGACAGCGGAACTTAACGGCGAAACACGACCAGTCTTACGGCACCGGCGTGGTGTCATATGGTGCCCATTCTGCGACCGGAGCCGGATGGATGAAGGCACGGAACTCTACTGCGACGGATGCCACGCCAAGTTCACTGATGAAGCAACAGAAGTCCCGGTGGTAACTGAGGCTCCGGCACCTTCACGTCGGCGCAAGGTTCAAGAAGAACCGGCAGAAGAACCAGTTGAAGAAGCTGTTGCCGAAGAAGTCGCAGAGGAAGCCTAGCAATGGTTGCGACATTTCCGCCACCAAACACGATGGAGTGCTACCGGTGCTACTCCGACAAGCTGGCCTTGGCCCCGCTTTGGCCCTACGAGCGGGAATCCTATGCGGCCATTGAGATAGTGATGCGCCAGTGCCAGCATTGCGGGTTAGAGCAGAACCACTACGGCCACGATGAGATGTTGACCCCTAGGGAAGCGGCGGAAAATGCGCCACCTTCGGAAGCATCCACCGGCCAGGTCTGGTTCCCCAATCCCAAGAAAGACCCGAAGCCGCTATTTGAAGTTTTTAAGGAGGACTAACGATGCCAGGAAAAGGAATGGGCAAGAAGGCCAGCAATGGTCTGGGTTACAAGTCCAAAGGCCGGGTTAAGACTGGCCCGCCGAAGGATAAAAGGCTACGCAATAATAAGTCGAAAAAATCCGCCTAGCACCTGAACAGCTTTTCTGATAGAACGGAATTTACCGCACCCAGCGGGTAGAAACAGGGGGCAAAATGGTCACAGAAAATACGGCACCATTAGAAGACGCGGCACCAGCCCAGACAGTCGAAGTCGAACCGACAACGACGGAGCCGACAACGGAACAGACCTTCACCCAGGAACAGGTCAACCGGATGATGGCTCAAACGCGCCGGGAAGAACGTGGCAAGTTTTCCGATTACGGTGAACTTAAAACGCGGGCTACCAGGGCGGATGAACTGGAACAAGAAAAATTGACCGAAGCAGAACGGATGGAAGCAAGGGCCGTCGAAGCTGAAAAGAAAGCGACCGACGCCCAGCAACAAATCGCTTCCGCCATGATTGCTTCAGAGGTCAAGATTCGTGCCAGTGCAATGGGGGTTATCGACCCCGATGCGGCATATCTACTACTAGACCGGAGCAACGTCCACTATGACGCTGAAGCCGGTGTATCTGGTGTAGATGATGCCCTTGCCGGTCTTCTAGAGGCCAAACCGTATCTTCGTTCAGCGAACCGGACACCCAACCTCAATCCTGAGACTGGGCAACCGGCACAGTCCGTTAGGTTGACCGCCGACCAACAGGAAGCGGCACGACTGATGGGCATGACCGCTGATGAATACGCGCAAGGACTTTAATTCTGAACTGCGGATAGAACGCATAAGGAGCAAATATTATGGCCGCGAATGGATTTGAATGGCGATATAACGTCAGCGGTGGACGCCCACTGATTCTGACGTTCCTGATGGCGGACACAGAAACCCTGACTAGAGGCGACATGCTCAATGTTGCCAGTGGTGAGGTTGACTTAGCCGCTACCGCCGATGTCGCTCTAGCAGGCATTTTCGTAGGGCCAGAAAACCCCGACGATGCCGTAGACGGAAAGCCCGGCACGGTAGCCGGAACGGACTCGACGACGCTTGTGAAAGTCATCGTCAACCCCGACGCCGTTTATGCTGATGCCAATGACACCAGCGCACGGTTGGCCGGTGCGCTTCTGGACATCTCTGGAGCAACCGGGGCGCAGACAGTGGCCGCATCTAGCAACACCGAATTTGTCGTAGTGGAACGGAAGCGTCAGGCTTCAGACGAAACTCGTTTGCAGATTTGCTCCACTTCTCACTATCTGGCGAAAGCGCAATAGGAGTAAACAATGCCTTTAACAAGTGGCAATTTTGCCGACCTGCTGAAACCCGGCCTGAAGCGCATCTTTGACATCGGTATGTCGCGCCCACGGCCCATGATGGAAATGCTGTTCGGGGTTGAGTCTTCGACCCGCTTTGAAGAACAGTACCAGGGCATGGGAAACCAAGGACTGGTTCCGCCTTTTGATGGCACCGTTCCCTACGCGGATTTCGATGCCGGATACCGGACGGACATTCGGAACTACGAGTTCGCCCAAGGCATCCAAGTGGAACGCCGGTTGGTCGATGATGACCAGTACAGCCAGATTCGCCGCCGCGCTTCCAGCATGTCTGACTCTTTCAACACAAGTATTGAGACAGACGCCGCCAACGTGTTCATCAATGGGTTCACGGACAGCGGCACTAACCGCATGGGTGCGTCCACCAACGGCGCAGACGGTGTGGCCCTTCTTAGTGCGGCCCATCCCTTCAGCCCGGCGAACACCAACAACACGCAGGCCAACGAAGGCACCTTGGCCTTGACCATCGACAACTTGGACACGACCCGGCAGGCGATGCGGAATTTCACCGATGACGCCGGTCAGCTTATGGGTGTGAACCCCAACATGCTTCTTGTTCCACCGGAACTGGAGCGGACAGCGACCCAGCTTGTCAGTGAACGCGCTCTGTACGAACCGGGTTCGGCCCAGTTCGATGTCAATATGTTCAGCGGTCGGTTCCAGCCAGTGGTTTGGGACAGACTGACGGACTCCAATGCGTGGTTCCTTATCGACTCCACCATGATGAAATCCCACCTTATCTGGCAATGGCGTATTCGCCCAGAGTTCAGTGAGGCGGAAGACTTCGACGGTCTGACAGCTAAATTCCGTGGCTATATGCGCTACGGTATCGGCTGGACTGACTGGCGTTTCATCTACGGTCAGAACCCTAGCTAAAACTGAATGGGCAGGACTGGCGGGGCTTCGGCCCCGCTGGTTCCTTAAAACAAGGAGGAACTGGCGATGCCTACTAATTTCCCATCTGGCGTGAAATCCCGTGGCGTTCCGGTCGAAGGACTGGGCGGGATCGGGAGTCCACTGCTAACCACTGGCGATGTCTACCACGTAGACAGTGGCGCGGACGCCGCAGACAACGACAATGCGGCCACCAATCCCAAACAGCCTGCCGCCACGATTGATGGCGCGGTTGGCAAATGTACGGCGAACAATGGCGATGTCATATTGGTTGCACCCGGTCATGCTGAGACTCTTTCAGCCGCCGCCGGGATCACATTCGACGTTGCTGGTGTGACGGTCATTGGGATGGGCGTTGGTGGTTCCAGGCCCACCATCACCCTGGATACAGCCGCCACCACTGACATCGATGTGACCGCCGCTGATGTTCAGATTCACAACATGATTTTTTCCATGAACTACGCCGACATCGTTGAGGTGTTCGACCTCAGTGCGGCAGGGTTCGTTTTGAACAAATGCAGATTTGTTGACACCGCCACCAACATGAATTTTGTTGACCTGATTAAAGGCACAACGACCAACAACCAATGCGACCGCTTGGAGTTCACCAGCAACGTCGTGATTTCGCCCGACACAGGCAACAACGGCATCATTGACATCGGCGGCGACATCGACGGACTGGTGTTCAACAACAACTACATCGCATTGGGCGTTGCAGATGGCGAAGCAGTTATTTCAGTAGCAACTGGAAAAGACGTCACGAACTGCGAGATTGCCCATAACAACATCTACCGCTTGAACACCGCAGGCGACCTACTGATTGACAGCGACACGACCGCCAACAGCGGCATCATCGCCCACAACCGAATCGGCCATGCTGACACCGGTTCCGAAGTCCTGATTGACGCCGATGGTGTCCGCCAGTTCGACAACCTTGGAACGGCGACCAACACCGCTTCTGGATACGTTCTACCCGCCATCGATTCGTAGGAGGGTTAGATGTACGGTTATTCTTCGGTTTCAATTAGTAGCGGGGCGACCACTGGTGGCTCTGGGGCTTCGACCAATAACAACACGTCAAGCCATGTGGTCGTCGGCCAAATCTGCTCAATCGGGGTGACCTATAACGGGTCACCCCCGGCAAGCACCGACTTGGTGATTGCGACGGCTGCC